AAATATATCACTTCAGCTTCAGTATGAACTTTTAAGTGTGGATTTAAAGATGTTGGGTAATATATTTCTTCTTTAGTGCATGATGTCATACCTAGTATAACGCTCACACCAATAATTATTTTCTTCATATTATTTACTATATTTATCGTACAACTCGTTCGCTTCAGTGTAATAACCACCGTCTTTCAACTCGAACATTAGTTTAGTTATTAATTCAAATGACTTTCTACCTTGTTTGTAGTATCTGTTATCGTCACTCATCATATAGTACCAGTCGTGACTGACTAGTAGTGCTTCTAGTTCTTTTAATTTAATTTTCATATCATTATTATTATCCATTAGTAATCGTATTTATTTTGTTAACATAGTTAGTTCTTCAAACTCGTCTTGAGTAATTAAACCTTCTAGTAAACCGATGACGTACTTAGTTACGTCTTCACCTGTAATTTTATTAATCATTTTCATATCTATATATTTTAGTAGTGTGGGCGGAATCGAACCACCATTAACCGTTCACACTTAGTCTACTTGACACTCTCGAGCCCAAGTAGGAATATTGTTGGAGTTAGTATAATTACCATACTTTTGGAAACACTCCATAGTTTCTAGTTTCTCTTGATTTAAAGAGTAAACACCATCGTGACAGTACTTAATGACATCACCTTTTTTGTTAGTAAACTGTATTATTACATTTTTACCAATCATACCTTTTGAGACTACAAATCTCTTTTTTTCTACTAAGTTCATAATTTCTAATTTTAATTTATTAATATTTCTTTTTATTTATAATTCTGTGTGAGTTTAACTTTTGTTGTTTAACTTGTCTTTTTACTTTTATACTTCTGAATGTTGACATACTTTTAATTTTTAATTGTTTAATAAATAGGTTATATCATCTAGTGTAGTTTCTAACCATTTCTCTCTACACTCTGTTTTATTATATTTAAATATATTCTTTAATAATAATTCTAATAATTTAATTTTTAATCTTTCCATTTTATTTATTTTATTAAGTTCATTTATATTATCCAATACTGTTCGTATTTAGTTTGTTATCTTTTTTCAGTATAGTGAATATCTTTATTAAATGTTAGTCTATTTTTAAAGTTAGTTAAATTAAAATTATCTGAGTGGTCATTTAAATTTATATAACAGTAACCTTTTAAGTTGAAGTGGTCAGTTGTATATTTATCAAAGAACTTTGGTAGTTGGTGTATTTGATAAGGTAAATAAGTGTTGTTATTTAATTTAAGAATTTTAATTTGATTTAATTTAATAGTATTAGACATAGTAATTAATTTAATTTAAAGTTTATAATTTTATTTTTTATTTTATAGAATTTAATTTTATATTTATTATTTTATTTATTTATTAAACTCATATATATTATCCAGACTGAGTCGTATTTAGTTTGTATTTAAAAGTAGTATAATTGTTTATGTAATAATTTTAGTGTTGAGGTATTCTACCTCGTCTCGTTGTGTACAATACACTTTTCAATATATTGTAAAATAATTCCGAGTAGTATTAGTATTGTAATATCGTGTAACATAATAGTGTGACAATAGGTTATTAAGTAAAGTATAGTAACGGGCAAGTGTCACAGTTTTTACACTGTGTACTTTCTCGCCCACGTTGGTAAGTTATTACTATTTGTGTAGTTACCATACTTCTGAAAACATTCCATTGTTTCTAACTTTTCTTGATTTGCAGAGTATACTGCATCGTGATCGTAAGTGAATGTTTCATTTTTCTTGTTAGTGAAAGTAATGATTGTATTGTTACCAATTAGTGTTTTTCTGATTACAAATCTTTTAGTAGTTAAATTTGACATGTTAATTAATTTAAGTTATACATTTTATTTACATTATTATTATCCAACAATAGTCGTAGTTGATTTGTAAAACGTGAAATGTGTAGCGAAAAATAAATAGCAATGTAAATTGTAAGAGCAAAACTAAAAGCGAAAAGCATAAAACGAAAACGAAAAACGTAAGCGGGGCTAGCGTAAAAAAAAGCATTTTAGCTACGCAGGCCATGGCAGGGGGGTGGGGGGCTATGCAATACTACCATATATCTTACACTAAAATTTATGCTCTGCGAGTAATAATATATTCATGGCTTATACACAGACAAACAACCCTATTGTTAAAACAGCTTGTGGTAGACGTAGAGCCGGTGGTATAGGTAGAGGCTTTACGCTAACCGAAGATTCACCGATGCAAAAACGTAAACCAGACGTTAGGCGTACTATAGGGCCTGGTAAAAACTTTAACAAAGCTAGATCTACAGGTACCGGTGCCGCAGCAGGTGGTGGTATGACTAAAAAAGGTGTAGCTGAGTATCGTCGTAAAAATCCAGGTAGTAAACTACAAACAGCTGTAACTACTAAGCCATCAAAACTAAAGCCAGGTAGTAAGGCTGCAAAGCGTAGAAAGTCGTTTTGTGCTAGATCAAGAAACTGGAAAAGTAAAAGAGGTTTAGCTGCTAGACGCAGATGGAACTGTTAATGCACATGTTATGAGTAAAGCAAAACTTAGAAAAATATCAAACGAATTAAAGAAAGCTAGCAATACACACGGATCGCAAGCTAAAAGAATAGATGCATTGTTAAACTCTACATCTAGTCCTCTTAAAAAAATATCGGCTGCTTGTAAAGCGGCTGCTAAACGTAAGTTTAAAGTATGGCCTTCAGCTTATGCTTCTGGTTGGGGTGTAAGATGTACGCGTAATCCTAGTAAATATTTAGGTAGAAAAAAGAAAAAGTAAAGTTATGGCGTTTAAAATGAAAAACCCTTCGATAGCTAAATTAGTTAAACAAGCTGGCAGCAATAGAGTATCACCGATGAAAGATGATTTATCTAATTTACAAAAATCAATTAATACATCTTTAGGTAATATAGATTATAAAGCTCGAACTTTTTCAGAGCACGAAGATGGTAGCATTGATAATATAAGACACGCCGCAGCTGGTAGATATGCGGCAGAAGCAATACAAAAAAAGGTTAAAGAAGCACCTTATGTTGGTAAAATATTAGATTTTCTTGGCGCAGACAAGGTAGTTGGTTTTGTAGGCTCAAACGTACTAGGTTTAGGACATGAAGTGAAAACTATAGTGAAAGATGATAGACCGTTTATAGCAAAAGTACAAGAGTTAGGTGAAGACACATTTAACAACTTTATTGGTTCAATTGTAGGATCGTTGAATATAGATGATTCAAAAAAAGATGAAACAATAAGATATTTATCATATAATAATCTCATGCCAGATGGATATGTGAGAACAAAAAAAGGCGAAGAAGAAGGTCTTTCGGAAAACATATATTTTAAAGATGAAGAAGGAAAAATAAAAAAACCAACATACAAGAAATAATGTTTAAAGACTTTAAAATAAAAAAGTACTTGGACAAAAAACCACCAAGCAATAGCTCTTTTACTACGATGCAAGAAATTAAAGATCTTAACAAAATACCTATTAATGTTAAGTTTGTTAAAGATAAAGATGATATTGAAGCATCGTTTAAACAGATTATTGACAGGCATAAGCTAGAAGTACCTAAAAATTTAATAAGTAATCTTATAGAAGAGTCTTCAAAAGTAATAATGAAGATAAAAAAACACCACAATAGGCCAAGACCTAAAGTAATGGCTAAAAAATTAAATATAAAATTTGATGATAAAGAGCTAGATTCAATGAAAACACCGTCATATCCATCAGGTCACTCGGCTCAAGGTGTTTTAATAGCTAAAGTATTGTCAAAAATGCATCCAAAACACGCCAAAGCGTTTAAAAAAATGGGTGAAGACATATCATATAGTAGAAATGTAGCACATGCTCACTACCCATCTGACAGTAAATTTGGAAAACAGATAGGTAGTGACATGAGCGAGCACGTAAAAGATAAAATATAATGTATAATCAGTCAAATAATCCATTTAAAAAGCGTATGGGTAAGTTTCAACACTCAGATGCGCCTGATGCTAAAGGTAAATTTAAAAGTTTATCAGCTTCTGCGCTTGCTAGTTGGATGATTAAGTCAAGAAAAGGCAATTTATCGAAAATTATTAGTAGTTTAAATCAACAAGTTGTATTTAGAAGAAACAAAGATCCAAAATATGCTGCAAAAATGCGTAGAACTATGGATATTGTGCGTAAAAGGCTAGGTAAAAAGAAATAATGGCAGAAAAAGCATACAGAGGTGTTTTAAAAGCGCGTATTGCTAAGATATACGGCGGTGATGTAACTATAGAAAAGTGTAAAAAGCTAAAAGCTAGACCTGGTGCTACGCCTCGAGATAAACAACTATGTAATTGGTTTATAAATATGCAAACAAATAGGCCTTCGCCAAATAAAAAACGTAAAGATCCTGTAGTAGGTACAGGTAAAAAGCCTAAAGGCTCAGGTAGACGTTTATATACAGATGAAAACCCAAAAGATACTGTACCTATTAAGTTTGCTACTGTAGCTGATGCTAGAAGAACTATAGCTAAAGTAAAAAGAATAAATAAGCCTTATGCTCGTAAAATACAAATACTAACAGTATTAGAACAAAGAGCTGAGGTTATGGGTAAGATGGAACAAGCAAGGCTTGCAAGAGCTGCTAAGAAACAATTAAAAGCACAACATGTACGATCAAACAAATAATCCATTTAAAAAAGTTAAAGGCGGCGGTACTAGAAAAGTATGCTTGCCTGCTGCTAAAGTTCGTAGCATGTCGCCTGAACAACGTAGAAAAGTTGTTGCTGCTAAAAGATCTGCGGCTAGTAAAGGTAAATACAAGAGATCAAGTAAGTCGTTTGTTAAAGGTGCTCGTAAAAAAGGCGCTACATTACGCGACTGGTTTAAAAAAGAAAACTGGGTGCAAGTAGGTAATCCTAGTAAAAAGTGCGGTGAAAAATGATGAAGCAAAAGTTAACAGCTACTGCTGCTCGTATGAAGGCTATAAGAGATAAAAAAGCCGCAATGACAGCTGATCGTAAAGCTAAAAAAGCAGAAAACCAAAGAAAACGTAGAGCTGCAAAGAAAAAAGGTATTAAGCTAAAAGGTAAAGACTACGATCATACTAAAGGTAAATTTGTGTCTGTTAAAGCAAACAGAGGCGGTTTTGGTAAAGGCACAAAGAAATAAGTAATAATATAAACATCGATAACTTAATATTAAGAAAATGAAAAAGAAAGGTCCTATGAAAATAGCTAAAAAACCAGCTATGAAAAAGAAAAGCGAAAAAATGCCAATGAAAGAAGATCCAAAGACAGGTAAAAAAATACCTGCGTTTTTGATGAAAAAAGGTAGCGCAATGAAAGTTACAGCTGCGCAAAAGAAAAAATTAAATCCAGGTTTAGTAGCTGCTATTAAAAAATCAGAAGGCGAAGTAATGAAGATGAAGAAAGAAGCTATGAAGCTTAAAAAGAACTCTTCAATGATGATGAAAAAAGCTGCAATGAAAATGAAGAAAGTTTCAGCTATGAAAATCAAAATGAAAGACGCTGCTATGAAAATGAAGAAAGCAGCAATGAAGATGGGGCATAAGAAAAAATAATTCGGAAAGTCCGAATACCACGTTATTAACCTAAAACCAAATTATTATGACGTATTTGTATTACAAACAAAGTAGTACGTGGACAAATAGTTCACAAGTAGATGAGAAAACCAAAACGCAATGGGAACACCTAGCTAATAAAAAACATTGGCGAATAACCCAACTGCCTAACGGTTATTATCAAACCGAAGTTTCTCACCCTGATGACAATGACAAATGGTCAGATGTTACAAGAAGAGAAACGCTAGAAGGTGCTGAATCAGCTATTGATGGAAGTGTAGAACACTTTACTAAAAAGCTTGAAGCAACCAAAGGACCAAAAGTAGTTAAGACTTTTGAATAATAAACTCAAACCTAATTAAATTAAATAAAATAAAATGGAGTATAATAATCCTAGTCTCCTCATCAAGGAATTAAACTTTGGTGAGGATGCTAAAGTTAAAATCAGTGCTGGTGTTAAAAAATTAGCTAGTGCTGTTAAATCAACACTTGGTGCATCTGGTAAATGCGTTATATATGAAGACGCAAGAGGTAATCCAGTAATAACTAAAGACGGTGTAACCGTAGCTGAAAGTGTAGTTCTTTATGACCCAGTAGAAAACATGGGTGCTACACTTATAAAAGAAGCAGCGCGTAACACTGTTAAAGAAGCCGGTGACGGCACAACTACCGCGACTGTATTAGCAGAGTCTTTGTTAAATACAGTAAACTCACCTAAATTTAAAGACTGCACCGATCGCGATCTGCGAACCGGTGTTAATAGTTGTTTAGCAAAAATAAACGACTATTTAGACTCAATTAAAATAAATGTAGATAACGACATGCTTGTTAACGTAGCTACTATTAGTTGCAACAATGATAAAGAGCTAGGCGTTATTATAGCAGAAGCTTATACTAAAGTTGGAGATAATGGCGTTGTTTTAATGGAAGAATCAGAAACTGAAGAAACTTACGTTGATATTGTTGATGGCGTACAGTTTGACTCTGCTTTAACTTCATCGCATTTTATAACTAATGTTGAAAAACAAAAGTGCGAGCTTGATAATCCGCTGATATTAATATGTATGTCAGAAATACCTAACATACGTAAAATACAAAGCGTATTAGAATATGTTATTAAAAACAATAGAGCGCTTTTAATAGTAGCACCAGTTAGCCAGCAAGTTAAATCTGCGCTTTTAATGAATAAAGTAAAAGGTAATATTAAAGTCAATATTATTGATTTACCTGGTTTTGGCCCTACTAAAAAAGATACATGCGAAGATTTAGCTATACTAACAGGCGCTAAAGTAATGAACGAAGAGTTAGGTGATGATTTAGATTTAATGAAGCCTGACTGTTTAGGTGAAGCAGAGTTTGTTGTAACAGATAACAATAGCACTGTAATAACTACTGTAGAGTTTGAAGATAATGATTTAGAAGAAAGAATAGATCAAGTAGCAAAGTTAGTTGCAGATGAAAAAAATGCTTATATTAAGAAAAAACTAGAGCAAAGATTATCTATGCTATCAGGTTCAGTTGGTATTATTAAAGTAGGTGCTGATTCAAAAGTAGAACTTAAAGAAAAGAAAGACAGAGTAGAAGATGCGATATATGCAACTAAAGCTGCACTAAAAGAAGGTATAGTACCAGGAGGTGGCGTAGCACTCTTTAATGCATCTCAAAAAATTTTGACCGACACGGTCGGTGAAGAAGCACTAGCTGAAGCTATAATAGCTCCAATGGCTACTATACTAGACAATGCTGGTATTGATACTAGTATTGAGCTTTCAGATAAAGAAGGTGAAGGAATTAATGTTATAACTGGTGAATGTGTTGACATGATAAAAGAAGGTATCATAGATCCAGTGCTTGTAACTAAATCAGCGCTTAAAAATGCAGTAAGCGTTGTTATGACTATTGTTTCTGCAGACTGTGTAATATCAAACGTTAGAATAGATGAAGGCAGTTAATTATTACGTAGTTGTAGATAAGATAAAAAATGAAGAAAAAACTATAGCAGGACTTATTGTAACTGAAAACATAGATGAAGACAATAGATACAATAAAGCTAAAGTAGTTTCTGTAGGTAATTTAGTAGAAGGTATTGATAAAGGTGATGTTGTGCATTACGACAAACATGCAGGCCATGGCATACAATATAAAGATAAACTTTATTTTGTAATAAAGGCAAGTGATATTGTATTAGTAGATTAAACATAAACCACAAACAATAATCCTTACACAAAAAATCTTTAAACAAATTATTAATTAATTAAAACAAAAATTATGGAACATAATAAATGGTTGTTTTTTTCAAAAGACACTGACATTTCTAGCTCAGTAACGCAGTCTGGTATGATAGCTTATCCAGCTAAAAACTTAAAAGGTATGGCACCAGCAGATACTACTGGTGATACTAGATTAGTTCTTAGCTTTAAGTCTGCGTATTCAGGCGTAGGAAGTGTTGACGTTCTTGATACTATTACTGTAGAGTTACCTACTAATAATACTCACTTGGATGCTATGACAGAAATTGTTCAAAATATAAATACTACTCGTCGTAATAACGGTGGATTTATTGCTGTAGCTGATAACACTGTTACGCTATCAAGTGGAACTAAAGAAGCTAGAAGTCTTGATTCAATAAGCTCATGCCAAGACGTAAAATTACACTTTATCAACGATCAATTTGTTGCAACTATCGCAGCTACAACTGATGGCACTGGCACAGGCACAATTCCAGCTATAGGTGGTTGGTATAAAGTGACTTCAGATGGTGATGATAAAATTGTTATACTACCAAACGTAAGTCATAGTACAGAAATTTGGTTAGACTTTGCTGATACTACTCATGATTTTGAGCTTAGAAGTCATGCTCCAGCTAGTGTATCAATTAACGGAGGTACTGGCTCTAACGCAGAAACAGAAATTGCTAAAGCAAACGTTTTAGTTCACTGTATAAGAACAGGAACTGGTTGGATAGTTAATTCATTTGCTGCTGACGGAACTGAAACTCAAGAAGCTGCTGCGGCTTAATAATTTATAACAATTTAAAAAAAAAGAAATTATGAAAAGATATTTTTATTTTAGAGATGTAGCTAGCCTTACAGATGATGATGCTTCTGACGACTCACTATTAGTGCCTGTAGAAAACATAAAAGCTTTTAGTCTTCTTAACGATACTACAGTTGGCGTTCATTACGAAGCAATTACATACGATGATGCTCAAGGCTCTAGTATGACAACTGAAAGAGTTGATTTGACTATAAACGCGGCTACAGGCCACAAAGTTATACAAGCTCTTTGTGAAGCTACTAATCAAGGACCACATCATGATGGTATAGTAACTATAGCTGATGATGTAACTAGTACATATTTTAACGGTGATGTTACAGCTGTAGCTGATATTGATAATTTAGCACTTGTAGCTAACACTGACGGTTAATAAATGAGATTAACTTCTCACGATTTACGTGAATTACAAATCCTAAAGTATTACAGGCTCACTAGAAAGTGGGCTTGTAAGACTTACGGATTAACAGATGCCGAACTTGAACTGCTAATATTTTTAGATTGTCAAGGTCGGTTTACAAGACAAGAGTTTATAGACGGTACTTATACCATGAGTTGGGATAAGAAACGTTGGGATAAACTAAGAAAACTAGGCTGGATAGAGGTCTGGCGTCATCGAAATCGAACAACGATTAAATACAGCGTCTTCAAAACCTCTTTTAAATGCAGCCAACTTATAAGTAGAATATATCGTATCTTACTCGGAGAAGAAGATTTACCAGTATCAGATCGTAGCGTATTCTATAATAACAAAACATATACAGATAAAGTTTTTAATAAAGCTATTGACGATATGATTAAAGATCCAACAAGATAATGGCATTTAAACAAAAAAACAATCCTTTTAAAAAAAATAGTCCTCTTAAATCAAATCCACAAACAGTAAAAGTTTTTGGCGGTAGAGGAGTTGTTGACGTTAGTACTGACGCAGGCAAAAGATTACTTAAAGAAATAAACAGTATACCTACTGTAAGATCTAGCGATCCTGGAAGAGTTACTAAATCAGCTGCTAGTAAAGTAAAAAGTATTCTTAAAAAACACACAGGCAAACTTTTAAACTTAGGAGTTAAGTCATCAGTAATTTTAGGTATGTTTGATCCTGTGTCTGCTGGCAAAGGCTCTACTACGTTAGATAAAGATAGGTATGACTTAATGAAAAATATAGAAGACTAAACATGGCTTTTAAGTTAGGCAAAGAATCAAGAAAATATAGAACTCCTGATAACACTCAAATAATTAAGAAAAAATTAGATGAAGGTATATTAGCTGAAGCAAATATGGATGGCACTATATTTGTTAGTGATACTGTTGACTTAGACACACCTGAAGGCAAGAGAGCTGTTAATCATGAAATGCAACATATTACAGACATGAAAACAGGTAGATCTACTTATACTGATGACTATGTTTTACACGACGGACAAGTATGGCCTAGATTAAACGGTTATATATTAGATCCTTTTACTGGTAAAAAATATGAAGAAGGTAGTAGAGAACTTCCTTGGGAAAAAAATAAAATATGATAAATAATTTAGTAGGAGGTTTGTTTGGTAAAATTGTTGATAATGCCGAAGGCATACTCGACAAAGTTATTACTACAGACAAAGAAAGAGACGAAGCAAAACTTGCTTTAAAAAAATTATTATTAGACGCAGAAAAAGAAGCTTTTGCAAAAGAAGTTGAAGATCGTAAATCTGCGCGTGATATGTATAAAGACGATGCTATAATACAAAAAGTATTAGCAACGTTGTTTACAGTAGCTTATTTTGGTATTACATTTGTAATGTTTAATTACTTTGTAACTAAAACTATAGAGCTAGGAGAGTTTGAGATTAGCTTTATATCAACAATATTTGGTGCTATGAGTGCTAAAGTAAATACAATAATAGACTTCTTCTTCGGCGGAAGCTCAAAAAAAAATGAACAAATAAAAGAAAAATAAAATGGCAAATAATTCAATAGGATCATCGTATGATTTCGGTCAACTAGGTAGTGCACACACTGACACAAACTCTCAGCTTAGACCACCTAAAGGTATGGTCATAGTAGCTATACAGTTTTTAGCAGATAACATTTTATCTGAGCTAACAGCTGACGTGTCAATAGATTCTAATGTAGAGTATTTTGGTACAGCTGTTGCTGCTCACGATAATACATCAATAACTTCTACTGCTTCTACATCTGGCTCTAGTACTACTTTAACTTTAGGCGCAGCTAATTCATCTATAAAAAAAGGCATGATTATAGAGTCTCAAGGAGATACTGATATACCTTTTAGCGCTTCAGCACCTACAAAAGTAGTTGATTATGATGGAAACGTTACAGTTACAATGTCAGCTGCTCACAACGTAAGTTCTCAAACAGTAGGATTTTTTAATCAAAGAGAATCTGGTTTTGGTGGTATAGCTGTTAGTGGAGCTAAGTTTCCAGGCGGTATGACTATATACGGTCGATGGACAAGTGTTACCCCAGCCGCAGACTCTGATGGTGGTATAATCTGTTATTTTGGTTACTAATGGGATTAAGCTTATCTTCATCTAAAAAAAAGATAGATTTTGGCAGATACGATTGGGCTGCTACTCATGCTTGTCAAACTAACGGTCACGAGTTTGACGGCAACTATACAGACCATGCAAGCGCTGATGGTTATAACTTTGAAAAAGGGTTACAGTTAGCTGCTGACGGAAATCTTACAGAACTAGGCACTCAAGCTAGTGGAGTTTCAATACAGGATTTATTAACTACAGACGCTGACTTTGGTGACAAGATAGGTTTTTCAATGTGGATTAAACCTACATGGAGCCATTCAGGTAGCACTTCAAGTGGTAATTGGTCAAACGGCACTACTAACTTACCTTTATTTCAAATGAATACATCTAATCCACAAGGTGGCGATGTGTCTATTTTTGCTTATTTAAATTATAGAAGTGGTAGTAGCTTTAGAAATAGAATTACTGTTTGGTTAGATGGTGGAACTGATAGAGCCGGTGTTCAAAGAGCTATGCATGATGTTAACAGTATAACAGGTACAGGATCTAGTGGTACTAGTGTTAATAGCCTTTGGGACACAAATAATCCTGGCAATACTAATACTGAAGGTTATGTTCATTTAGTTTTTACTAGAGGTGAACAAACAGGTGGTGCTGCTTGGGACGTTTATTGGAATGGTTCATCTTTAGGCATGAACATAGATATTGGCACTGGAGATGATGATCCTCAGTTTACAAATGATATTGCAAACTTTCTTGGTATAGGAACTTATAGAGCAAAAACAAGTAGTTATAATAGCGGTAATACTAGTTATAATCTTGGACTAACATCTATGCGCATAAGAGACTTTGCTGTATTTAACTATGAATTATCATCTTCACAAGCAGCGGCATTATACAATAGTGGAAATTTTAACGATTACAGAGAGACAGTTAATAGTGATAGTGCGTTTGTAGTAGCAAAAGCTCTACCGCCTGTGTTATACTACCCATTAAATCACAACACAGTTGATTATATGAAAAACAGTGCAGACTTATCAGGTAATATTAGCTTTGTAAGTCTTTAAAATTAAATAACTAATTAAATTAAATAAAAATGGCAAAAAGAAAAACACCTAAGACTAAAAATCTTAGGCCAGAAAAAATTACAGACGCTCAACTTTCAAAAGTGCAAAATGTAATAAAAAGTATTAACGAAGGTCAAATACAGTTAGGCATGTTAGAAACAAAAAAACATGCGTTATTGCACGACATCATGCAGCTTCAAAGCATGGTAAATACAATACAACAAGAATTTAAAAAAGAATATGGTGATGTCGATATTGACATAACTAATGGTAAAATAGAATATAATAAAAATGAGTAAATTAATTCGTAAGATTACTATAGGTAAAGATTATAAAATTGACGCTATGCACTACGCTGTTGGGCAGGAAGTTTATGGTGGTCATACTATCTGTGATATAGTAGAAGAAAAAGATAAATATAGCGTTTACATTAAAAAAAATAAAGATGTAATGCCTTGGAAAGATTTTAATAAAAATATGGCAGTATCTGTTGAATATAATTTAGAGTATTAGTGAAAACACCTCATAACTTTATAGTTGAGCCTTTAGGCGAAAGATATAATAACGTAAAAAAAATAGGTGACTCAGAATTAATATTAAATACTGAAATTTTTAATCACGAGTTTATAAATAGAAAAGCTATAGTAAAAGCAGTTCCAACAGCTCGTGAAACTAAGATACAAATTGGTGACACTGTAATTGTTCACCACAATGTATTTAGAAGATGGTATGATGTTAAAGGCAACGAAAAAAATAGTAAATCTTTTTTTAACGAAAATACTTATATAGTTAGTGAAGATCAAATATTTTTATACAACAGCGATAATTGGAAAGCTTGTGATGGTTATTGTTTTGTTCAGCCAATAAAACAAAGAAACAAGTTAGCTGAAGAAAAAGAAGAGCAATGCGTTGGTATTGTCAAGTATACAGACGGCGTAAATAAAGTTGGTGAACTAGTTGGTTTTACACCTTTTTCAACTTACGAGTTTGTTATTAATAATACTAGACTTTATCGCGTACTAAATAAATTTATTACAATTAAATATGAATATCAAGGAAACGAAGAAGCGTATAATCCTAGCTGGGCGTAAAGCTGTTGATGAGTTAATTAAAGTTGCTCAAGAGCAGATTATTACAAATACAGATGATGATGTTTCTGCTGATAGATTAAAAAATGCTGCTGCTACTAAAAAGCTAGCAATATTCGATGCTTTTGAAATACTTAACCGTATACAAGAAGAAGAGAATATATTAGAAGGCAAAGAGCCTGAAGATAAAAAAGAAAGAGTGTTTAAAGGCTTTGCTGAAGGAAGATCTAAGTAATGTATAAACAAACATTATATAAAATTGTTGAACCTGTTAAGAAGACAACTATGAGTCGACTTAACAAAAAAAAATTATGGAAATATGGATATAATAAAGAGCACGATATTGTGGTTATTAGCAAAACTGGAAAAATTGGACAAGTGGTGGAGATTCAAAATCTGCGAATTGGGCTGCCGCTTAAACCGAAATCAGTGCATTTGTTCGACAAAAACAAATGGCAAAGGTTAGAATATCCTAAAGAACTAAGTAAGCTTAAAAGTATATTTGACTGGAGAGCATATCCAGAAGAAGCAAAAGATCAGTGGTACGATTACATAGACGAAGAGTTTAAACGTCGTGACGAAGGTTTTTGGTTTGAAAATAACGGTAAGCCTACATACATAACTGGTAGCCACTATATGTATCTTCAATGGAGTAAAATTGATGTTGGCGCTCCAGATTTTAGAGAAGCTAACAGGTTGTTTTTTATATTTTGGGAAGCTTGCAAAGCCGATAGCAGATGCTATGGTATGTGTTATTTAAAAAATAGACGTAGTGGTTTTTCTTTTATGAGCTCAGCTGAAACGGTTAACTTAGCTACAATATCGAGTGATGCTAGATATGGAATATTATCTAAAAGTGGGGCTGATGCTAAAAAAATGTTTACCGATAAAGTTGTACCAATATCTGTCAACTATCCGTTTTTCTTTAAACCGATACAAGACGGTATGGACAGACCTAAAAGTGAACTTGCTTATCGCGTACCTGCAAGTAAGTTTACGCGTAGAAAAATTACGGCGAACGAAAAGCAAGAAGAGCTGGTTGGACTTGACACTACTATTGATTGGAAAAACACAGGTGATAACAGTTACGATGGTGAAAAGCTTAACTTGTTAGTACATGATGAAAGTGGTAAGTGGGAAAGACCTGATAATATTCTAAATAATTGGCGAGTAACTAAAACTTGTTTAAGGCTAGGTGCTCGTGTAGTTGGTAAATGTATGATGGGATCAACGAGCAACGCTCTTGATAAAGGTGGTGATAATTTTAAAAAGCTGTACAATGATTCAGACGTTACAAGCAGAAACCGCAATGGACAAACAAAGTCTGGTTTATATTCTTTGTTTATCCCAATGGAATGGAACTATGAAGGATTTATTGACGAATACGGACAGCCTGTATTTAATAACCCAGATCATGATGTTTACGGACCAGACGGTGAATTAATTGATGTAGGCATAATTGATCACTGGAATAATGAAGCTGACGGATTAAAAGGAGATCAAGACGGTTTAAATGAATTTTATCGTCAATTTCCTAGAACTGAAGAACATGCTTTTAGAGATGAAGCAAAAAATAGTATATTTAATTTAGTTAAGATATACGAGCAAATAGATTACAACGAAGGCATTGGTAATGATAATGCTATAACTACTGGTAGTTTTCAGTGGTTAAACGGAGTTAAAGACAGTAGCGTAATATTTTATCCAAATCCGCAAGGTAGGTTTAAAATAAGCTGGGTGCCACCGAGTAGTCTACAAAATAAAATAATAATAAAAAATGGAATTAAATATCCTGGTAACGAACACGTTGGAGCTTTTGGTTGTGACAGCTACGACATTAGTGGTACTGTTGGTGGCAAAGGTTCTAAAGGCTCACTACATGGATTAACAAAGTTTTCAATGGAAGACGCACCACCAAACCATATGTTTTTAGAATATATAGCTAGACCACAGACTGCTGAAATATTTTTTGAAGATGTGCTAATGGCGTTAGTATTTTATGGTATGCCACTACTCGCAGAAAACAATAAACCAAGATTACTTTACTATTTAAAGCGTAGAGGCTATAGAGGTTTTAGTATGAACAGACCTGATAAAGTTTGGAATAAATTATCTGTTGCTGAAAAAGAAATAGGTGGCATACCAAACTCTAGTGAAGATATTAAACAAGCCCACGCAGCTGCAATTGAAATGTATATACAAGAACACGTCGGTCACAAAGGCGATGGAGTGTACGGAAATATATATTTTAATGAAACGCTAAATGATTGGGGTAGATTTGATATAAATAAAAGAACTAAGTTTGACGCAACTATAAGCTCAGGTTTAGCTATAATGGCTTGCAACAGACATCTTTATACACCAGTGCCTAATAGGCAAAAGCCAAAACTAAATATAAAAATGTCAACATACAATAATAAAGGATATACATCTACAATAATAAAATAAAATATGGCAGAGTCTGTTATAAAAAGTTATTTTCCAAGTCAAGTAGTTAGTGATGCTGAAAAGCTTAGCTATGACTACGGTTTAAAAGTTGCTAAAGCAATAGAAACAGAGTGGTTTTACGATGATAGAAGACACACTAGATATGAAGCTAATTTCAATGATTTTCATAAATTAAGGCTTTACGCTAGAGGCGAACAATCAGTTCAAAAATATAAAGATGAGTTGTCAATAAATGGTGACTTAAGTTACTTAAATTTAGACTGGACACCAGTACCTATTATACCAAAGTTTGTAGATATAGTTGTTAACGGTATAGCTGAAAGAGCTTACGATGTAAAAGCATATTCACAAGATCCTTATGGTGTAGCTAAAAGAACAGAGTATATGGAAAGCATACTTGGCGATATGGCTACTAAAGAAATGAATGACTTTGCAGCTCAAGAATTTGGTATTAATCTTTACCAAAACGATCCTGAAAAACTTCCTGAAACTCAAGAAGAGTTAGAGCTGCATATGCAATTAACATACAAGCAAGCAGTTGAAATAGCAGAAGAGCAAGCTATTAATGTTTTACTTGAAGGTAACAATTATGATTTAATTAAAAAAAGATTATATAACGATATAACTGTTTTAGGTATTGCAGCTGTAAAAACAAACTTTACTACATCTGAAGGCATTGTAATAGATTATGTAGATCCAGCAGACTTAGTATATTCTTATACTGAATCACCATACTTTGATGATATATATTATGTAGGTGAAGTTAAGACAATACCTATAAACGAGCTTGCTAAACAGTTTCCGCATTTAACTCAAAGCGACTTAGAAGAAATACAACAAACAGGCTATACACAAAGATCAAACTATAATAATAGCGGGCCTAGATACGAAGACACAGACAAAAACAAAGTTCAGATTTTATATTTTAATTATAAAACATATATGAACGAGGTTTATAAAGTTAAAGAAACTGGTAGCGGAGCTATGAAGGCTATACAAAAAGATGATAGCTTTGATCCGCCGGCAGATGCTCAAGGTAACTTTTCAAAACTTGAAAGAGCTATAGAGACGTTATATGAAGGTGCTTTAGTTTTAGGTACTAGTAAATTACTTAAATGGGAGATGTCTGAAAATATGATGAGACCTAAAAGTAATTTTACTAAAGTAAAAATGAACTATAGTATTGTAGCGCCTCATATGTACAAAGGTAAAATACAATCGTTGGTAAAGCGTATTACTGGTTTTGCTGATATGATACAGCTCACGCATTTAAAGCTGCAACAAGTATTATCACGTATGGTGCCAGATGGCGTTTATTTAGATGCTGATGGTTTAGCTGAGGTAGATTTAGGTAACGGAACAAACTATAATCCGCAAGAAGCTTTAAACATGTTCTTCCAAACAGGTAGTGTTATTGGTAGATCATTTACGCAAGAAGGTGACATGAACCCTGGCAAAGTGCCTATACAAGAAATAACTAGCGGTAGTGGTGGCAACAAAATACAAGCGTTAATAGGCAATTACAACTACTACTTGCAAATGATACGTGATGTGACCGGGCTAAATGAAGCGCGTGATGGTAGTACGCCAGATGAAAGAGCATTAGTAGGTGTTCAAAAAATAGCGGCGGCTAATAGTAATACTGAT